ACCTGATTTAGGTGGGTGTGTTGGATAGGCACCATGGATCTGTGAGATTGCCATTGCAGCCTGATTCAGGTGATGACCGGGGATTGCATTAAAGATTGCAAGGTCATCGTCCGACATGCCCTTCAGTGGTACACGGATGTTGGGTGACACATCGCCTTCAAAGCTCCCGCCCACATCAAATGGCCGATCAGCCGTTCCATGTGCAATCCGGGTGATGTCAGATGCGCTTGTAAGATCCCCAGTGATCGCCTTCTTCAATGCGTCCCATGGGTGCAACTTACCCCTGCCAGAAGAGTGCATGGCCGATGTCAGTGCCTTGGTATATTCGTACTGAGACAGCTCGTCGCCCTCATCCTTTGCCTTCTTGTAGGCATCAAATGCCGCGTTGCCGGTAGGTGTCAGCTTAGTGCCCAGCTCAACCGTTGCTTTGGGTGCACTTCGATAAGCCGGAGTGGTGGCGCGTAATGCGTCCGCAAAACCGGGGTGCATAAATGCTTCCCTGCGGATTTTTTCGCCTTCCAAGCCGGGTATACCAGCGTTCTCAGCCTTCTTGATGATGCCGCCCCAAACCTGATGGTATGCATCGCCTGTTTCATTGGGCCGCAGATGCACCCATGATGGAGCTTGGAAATTCCACGATTGATACTTAAACGGCAACTTGTCCTTATGCAGATCGTTATACAGGTCGCGGATCTTATTAAAATAGATTGCCATCGGCTCATGGAGCGACTGATTAGATGACATCACATCATCAGGAACACCAAACATTCTGCCAACCCACACATCGTTTACCGAGATTGGGAACCGTGTTGGTACGCCACCGGTCAATGCCAGCGTATCGGAAAAATGCCCTGTTTTGTTGCCAGACAAGGCCGATGTCCCGCCTTCGTGTGACCGACCAAGGGCAGCAGACACTGTCCCCGGCTGGGTCAAATCAACATCGATCGGCGCATTTCTCATGTGCTGTGACATCACAGCAAGAGTCCGCTCAAGGTTTTCTTTTGGATCGGCACGGGCTGATGTCGCACCGACAACATCGACCATTTTCAAATGTTCTTCAGGCGTAAGATCAGGCATGTTTTCGGCAAATTTTTCGCCAGACAGCTCATACCAAAGGTGATCCCTGATAGGTAGGCGCATTGCGCTGTCCCAGTCCTTTGCACCAAATGTAGGCCTTGCATTGCTTGCCTTTACAGAGTTCTTGGCAGCTTGCGAGCTCTCCGCGACAGATTGGTTCCAAAGATCCTGCAACATTGCATCGCCGTGCGCGTAAGATTTCTCCAAACGATCAATTGATGCTTGGTGCGCTTCTTTTGCCACTTTACTGTTGGGCAACTTCTGCAAGGCATTTAACGTCCGAGCATGCTGTTGCTCCGCGTCTCTCTGCTCTTGAGAAAACTTAAACCCTAAGCCGGGGCCTTCAAGCACAGAGTGAGGGAGATCTGACCATCGACCGCCATTAGGTGCGCCGGGCGTATAGGTTCCGCCAACAACACGTTTGCTCTCTGGCACAATCGTATCAAGCCGCCTTGCAACGATATCACCGCCACCGCGAGTGTCAGCCCGTGCTGCTGCAAGTTCTTGCGGGGTTGGATCTGGCGTGGAAGGTTGGATCGGAACGCCGCGCTTAATCATGCTGCCGATCGTCCGCTTTGGCGGTGCAGCAATAATAGGAGGAGCAGGAGGCCCTTGCATCTCTGGTGGGCCAACTATATTGCCCTGCGGTTGTGCGCCTAAGACAGGATCTACTTCACCGCCGGGAGCAAAGTGCTCTGGGTGCCACACAGCACCGCCGTGGAGGGCCTGCGGCGACAGCTCGGCATGTGTAATGCTCACGCCCTTGTGTGCCACTGTGCCGCCCTTCTTGTACATCTTAGGGCGATCAGTCAAGGCATCCTTGGCAAGTGCCAGCAGTTGAGGAACTGTGAACTCAGGCATGGTTATTCTCTATGTTCGGGTGGAATGATACCAGCGCGGCCCAACTGCTCCTGCTTCTCAACCTCTTCCAAGGCGGGTTGCATCAGCGGGCTAACCAACCCAGCAGAGAGCGGATGGACGGCAAGGTTTTGGGCAAGATCGACCAACTGGATGCGCTCTCGGCTTGCACGATCGGCTGACTTAGATGCAAACTCTTTTTCAGAGTACTCAATCTCGTTTGCGGCCCGTGCGGCATCGGCATGCGCCCGCATCATGTCGGCCTTAGACTTCTCTTCGCCGTCTGCCATCTTGGTATGAGCATTGGCAACTTCAATCTGCATTTTGTGCGTACCCATTTGCGACTCAAGTTGGGTTTTAACCATCTCGTTCTGAGCCCGCATCATATTAGCCTCTGCGGTTTGCAATGCAGCCTGCGCCTTAGCATCTTCAGCCTTGATCTTAGCCTGCGCCTGCAACAATTCTGGTGGCGGAGCCTTTTGAGCATCAGGTGGCAACAGGAACTGCTCTGGGTTAGACCAGCCCATGGCCTTCAAAGCCGCCGTGTCGATCGCAATCGGGTCATACATGCCCGGATTGGACGCCTGCAACTGCTTCAGGGCTACGATCTTCATCAAACGCTGTGTGTGAGAGGCGGTGTTAGGATCTGCCTGCGGCACCAGCTCGCAATCATTCAGTGCTTTGATGAATGTCTGCTCTGACCATGGATAGGACGGCTTGTTCTTCTTCTGCCAGAACGCTTCTGGGTTCTCGCGGAAGGTCCGTACCAGCAAAGCAAACTCTTCGCACTGTGCCGCGTGCATGCGCTTGTGCACCGCGTTCATAATCTTGGTTGCCTGCTCAATCATGGCCAACGTAGTGCCTACTGGGGCGTCTGTGTTGCCCTCGCCAACTTGCATTTCACTGGTTCCACCGACACGCATGCCAGTTTCTGCCATGTTCTGCACCAAGGTCATCAAACCAGCACCGGCCTCCTTGTATGGCAAAGGCATAATTGCTTGGTTGATGGGCATTCCGCCTGTTTTAACCAGCGCACCGCCGCCCGGAGGCACTCGGAAGATGTTTGTGTTCTGCCTTGCGCCCGTATCGGCCATCAAGAAGCCGGGGAAGTTGGCAAACATGCCTGCATCAAGCATTTCACGCCATGCGGCAGTGATCGCATTAGTCGTATTGCCCAAAATATGCAACAAACCGATGTCGTAGAACCCCATACCGGGCACAAATGTGTATTTTACAAAGTTTGAACGGGATTCTGGCAAGTCTGTATCGTCCTCGTCATAGTTGCGGACGATCGACAGGATCTCTTTAGTCGTGACATCAAGCGTTACACGGTATGGAATCTCTAAACCTGACTCTTTGCCCTTATATTTGTGCTCAAAGCCGGGGATATCCAGTTCACAATAGCACTCGTAAATCTCCCGATCACGATCGTCAGGGTTCATAGACGAAAGTGTAACGCCTTCAACCTCTTTTTTCATGCGCTGAGTGGCATCAAGGTCAGCATCTTTGGGCGTAGACAGCTCAATATCGCGGTATACACCAAGGATTTGCAGGCGTTTGACCGTCGATGGGCGCATTCTAACGCGGTGGGTCACGCGGCGGGCATTACGCAGGTCTGTCGCGGCATTGTTTACAATCAAATCATCGGCATCAACGCTCTCGGACACAGGACGATTTCGTAACGGACAGAAGTAAACCTTTTTGAACGCAGTCCCACCAAACCCCAACATCAGCAACATGCGATCAGTATCAGGATAATACTCTGATGCCGTGCTAGTCAGGTAGTGGTTTAGATCCTTTTCCAAGGCATTGGCCAGCTCGTCCTGATCCAGCACCGCCTTATTGGAATCATTGCGGATCTTTACAGGGCCATCGGTCGGCAACATCTCACTGCGAGAGTTTGCCTGAAACCGCAGGCAGGCCTCTAACAGCAATGGATGCCGTACCTTGCTCATACCCTCAACGGGGGCGCCATCAGCCGTGCCTGCAAGGCCGGGTATCTCAATCTTCAGGCCCAGCAGCTTGATGCCCTGAGCCCGCTCTTCAACCCACTCTTGCCGGCTGGACAGATCATCGCGGATTCCGCGCATGAGCTCTTCCGAGACCATTGTTAAGGTTCCGTCATCAATGTCATCGACAAGGTTGCGGAACCACTTCTTAGCACTCTCTGCCTCAGATGGCCCGTCCTCGCTGATACCCTTCCCATCCAAAGAGATGGTGATCGAACCGTCAGGGTGCTCAATCTCTAGAATCTTGCCATTATCGTCCATTTTCTGGGTAGGACTGCCCTCGTCGATGCTCACATCAACGTCACCAGCATCAATATGCTCTTCGTGTTCAGGCTGATCCAGACGGATCATTGACGATAGACCCGGTACTACGGCCATGGGTTAAACCTCTGTCGATGCTTCCATCTCGGCAACAAACCGCCGGATGCCCTCTTGTGCAGCAATATTATCAGATTGTGCGGAAATTTCATAGTCTCGCGTCTCATTATAGGGCTCTTGGCCCCACACATGGACAACAAATAGGCCCTGCGCTTTTGGCGTGGACGGTTTGATAATATCTACGGTCGCGCTTGCAAATACCATTTTACCCTCGCTCATGAAGGATACAACGCTTCAGGCGGTGACCCTGTATGTAGCATATCGCTTTCCACATCCGCCGTCCACTCTTCGCCCCGAATGATCATGCCGGTGCGCCGCAGATACTGCAGGGCCATGGTCACCGTATCGACCAAATCGTCATGCTTGGCCTTTGGAAAGGTCGAGCACTGGGTGATCACCATATCAGCCCATGATCGATCAGGAGCGTAAACCAACCCACCAGTAAACAACGGCACTACAGCATGTGCCCGCGAGATCTTATCAATCCCAAGATGGGCATGGGTACGGTAGAGGTCGATCGGCTCAACCACAAACGGCAGGTGGTTATAAATGCGCCGCAGTTCCTGAATGACGCTGGGCCCAGATGCTTTGTTCTCAACCAGCAGCTTGTCCACCTTATAGGTCTTCATGGTTTCTGCGACCTTCGTGACCAGATCATGCAGTTCTAGCCGCTCTTGCCATGCATGCATTAGGATCACCCGTGGGTGCTCTTCAGAGTACTGCCGCTCTTCCACAAAGTTAATTAGACCATCGCGGCCCGTCACGCGGGTTGCTACCGCCTTCTGATTGCCGCCGGTAAAGATCCCCCAGACGGTCATCGCGCTATAGTCATTCTCGGTCTTAGTCGTGAACGCTGTATCAAGGCTGGCCACCAGATACTCCACAGGCGGGAAATTCTGCTGGTCCCAGAGCGTCCACCAGTCACGCTTAATGATACCACCGCCCTTTGGTTCAGGCCTCTGTTGGAGCTGCCCTGCTGTTCCCCATGGGCCCAGTTGCCGTTCCAATAGTTTAACTTCCTTCTCTCCCATACGCTCAGGCCAGAGCAGCTCGCCTTCCTCCTGCCGAGGGTCTTCCCAACCGTAGGTGTTGACGAAGGCGCGGTCCTTCTCGTAACGCATTGGCAGCATCAGGTGGCACCAGTCCCCTACATCCTTGGACAGTATGTGCCCCGTGAGGTCTTCCTCCGAAAGTCTCTGCTGGATAACAACAAACGCTCCAGTCTTAGGGTCGTTGAGTCGCGTCGATAGCGCATTGTCCCACCACTCAATGGTGCTTTCAATGGTCGCCTCGCTGAAAGCCTCTTGTGCGGCGTTTGGGTCATCGACCACAATGATCGAACCACCTTCGCCCGTAAGCGCGGACCCAACCGATGTAGAAAGTCGAGATCCACCCTTATTATTGTCGAACCTCGTTTTAGCATTCTGGTCCCCTGTCAATGCGTACCGATCGCCCCACCGTTCCCGATACCATGGGCTTGTGATCAAGCGGCGGCACTTAACCGAATCGCGCAGTGACAGCGACTGAGCGTATGATGCATGCAGGAACTGAACGCCGGGGCCAGAGGTTGGGGTGCTGATAGACTGCGCCCATGTCCACGCAGGAAAGGCCACCGAGGTAATCGAGCTCTTCCCCATGCGAGGCGGGATGTTGATGATCAGCCGCTTCAGGTCACCATCGACCACCGCCTGCAGATGCTCTGCGATAGCCTCGATCGGCCAGCCCTCTGTGAACCCTGATGGATCAATGGTCTTCCAAGCCCCTGCCAGAAACGTGTACAGGGAATCCTCACAGTCCTGCCTGTCGATGTCGATCAGGCTTTTGTCGGCATCGTACCTGACACCGTCAAGGCCTCTGAGTATTACGGGTGCGTTCATCATTTTTGTTCGCCATATACGTTAATTTTGCCCTCTCTATCATAGAATGGAGGTCTTGCGAACCGCTTGCAACCCAGTCTGGGCAGGCCAGACCGCCCCATGCGCCATCAAAGCGGGGGTTGTCACGGTCAATGCACATGCACTTGTCCAGCCGGCACTGACCATAGTTGTTCAGAAAATAAATGGGGTCGCTGTTCACCATGCCACCAAAAAGCACACTGCAACCACAACCGTGTACATGATGACGATATGCACCATTGGTCGTACATCATCTGGGTGAATACCAAATTGCCTCATCACTCCCCTCCTAATGTTAACATTAATTGCACGTTTCTCGGTTCCCATACTTTAGGCTGGTGAACGCTTTCAATCCTTTGCGCCATTTTCACTATGTCCTTTGACGGGCACCTGCTGGAACCGCTATGGTTTCTTGCGACATTAGTGCTATCTACGCTTGCTAATGGCCAATCCCCTGCCTGAGCTGACATACGCAACCCATGCACCCAAGGCATTGTTCTTTTCTTAGATAGCAGGGTAAACGCCTCATCCATACGCCGAATCCATTTCTCTGTGCCAATTTGCCAATACTCACCGGCAGATCCAAAACATACCGCGCCGTCTTCCTCTACTATCTCTTGCAGATAATTGAGAGGCTTGTCTAAGTGCCATACCGCCCAAGACAATTCTTTTGGGAACGGCCACCGTTTTCTAGCCTTCCTCTGTTGGTCAACGTCACCGTTGATAACATCCATAACGATGGCCTTGTGCGGGTGCTTTAACCTCGGTTCAATCCAGTCGTACAGTTTCTTCTCGTTTACGCTCTTGCCCTTTGTGTATGCAGAGAACGCCCCATTATCCATTAGCACCGATTGACCGATTGATAGACTAACATCAATGTCGCCGGGCCATGCAAACGAAACGCAAAAATTCTTTCCCGCTAGTTTCAACATCTCCGTGCGCGGCGTAATTGGTGTGCCATGATAGTAAACGGTCATCGCCGCATTGCCTTTGTAATCAAGGCGGCAAACAGTGCAGCGTAGGATTTACCGATTACTTCACCAATGATGTAATCAAGAGACCCAAACGCGACCCACAAAAACACCGCGCTATCAACAACCGCCCCAACGAAACAGGATGCTAACAAAGCCCTTGTCAGACCATTTTTCCGCAGAGGCGTGTAAACCAACATATCTGCGGTTTCTGCAAGGATAAACGCTGACACAGACGCAATAACAAAAGCAGGCGGGCTGACAAACCCCGACAGCAAAGCACCGGCACCCATGGCCACCAATGTTAACTTGATGCCCCACAAATCCTGCATGAAATTGCGTAGGACAAATGCTAGACCAATTGCCAGCACCCCACTTGGGGCCATCACATCAGGTGCAACAGGCACTAAGCATACGCCCTCTTTCACGCATAAGCCTACGTTGCCAATCATCCAATTTGCTAGTGGGACAGTGCTAATATATGCAAAGAGAACAATATACCGCATCACTTTGCCCTCATCATCGCATCGCCCAGTGCCCATGCCTGCTCGGCTATCTGGTCAGGGGTCTTGTACGATTCTGCGTCCTGTATCAGCGAATGCAGGGCTGTAGTGGCAAAGTGCCGTCGATCGTCAGCGTGTTTGTTGTCTAACTCTATATGCAGGTCCGCCGCTCGGTCCTTTGCCTCGACCAACCGCTTCCGCAAATCCTTGTTCTCATTGAGCAGACCTTGGATCTCTTTGTTCAGCCGCTTGTGGTTTTTTGCCAGCAGATCCCGCTCGGCCTCAATCTCAGTCTTCTTCATGGTATCCCCCTTGTGTTAGTGCTACCGCTCACGTCTTGCGGTAACAGGTCTGGCATCGCGACGAACAGGAAACCCCCAATCGTATCCAGATCCAATGCCGATGCCGGTAGTGATGGGCTTATCTGGGATAAGACCCCGGCAGCGGCAAACTCTTTATTCTTTAGGCGGTTTTGGCAACGGCATCCAGTGCGTTACGTCTCCCAACCAACTATCACATGCGTTAGTCCATCCGCCGCCAGTCCATGCAGCAGTCTGGTAAAAACCCGGCTCATAGACAATGATGGTGGTCCCATCCCTTGGAGCGGTCTTGATCGGTTGCCACCGAGATTGCCCCACATCCTTGCGGGTGACGTAGACGCCATACCGTTTGAGCAAATTTCGGATAACATACCCTTGTTCACCCATAGTGGCACCGATCTCGCTGTATGACATACCTGTCCTTGCCATCTCGACGATCTGTGAGACCCGCTCTGGAGACCATTTAGAATATGACCCCTTCTTCCGCCCCCTAGTCATTTCATACGCTCCTTCATCATTGCATCTGCAATAGCATAGGCAAACTCGGAGGATGACTCCTTCCCCAGAGCAATCATTGCCGCCATGGCAAACTCATCGCGTAGGGTCTTCTTTTGCTTGGCAATGGCCAGTGCGTTCTTCAATTCTGCTATCTCTATCTCCTGTGCCGATCGGTGCTTTGCCATAAAACCACGCCCGGCATCGGCCAGCTTCTTCCGTTCCAGATCAGTCAATTCAATCCTTGTCATCACTTTTTCTCCCCCAGTGTTTTGGTAACAATACTTTGGACAAACGAAGATGCCATACTTCCATAGGCAGGGCTTCCGTAACTATCTTTAGCACCTTGGTCCAATTTGAATAAAGCTTCCCGCAACCGTTCAATCTCGTCAGCGGCATTAGAAAGCAACTCGTATGTGCTTTCTTCGGCAGACCAACGCCGCAACCGTTTAACAATGTCCATCATTCCCCCCTCAGTCTCAGGATAGCATCTCTTGCGTCAATCAGGCCCTGCTGCGCATTAGCAAGCCTCTCACGCAACTGATCATTCTCTCTGTATAAGTGTGTCAGCTCGGTGTGTTGCCGCTCCAGTGTGCGTGTGCATTCCCGCATTACCTTGGCAAGGTGACTGTCTGTCACATGCGTTTCAAGGCACCGTATGAAGTTAGCGATTTCCAAATCACGGTGTTGGTTTGTCATCATAACCTCTCAAGATATCGACCATGATGCCGCGCTTGTACTCGTCTGACTGTGACCATAGGCGAGCAAGTTTGAGACAGGTCTCCATGGTGATGACTGCACCGTCCTCTTGGCATATGCGGAAGATAACTTTCGCTCTTTCCCCGGCGATAAACTCAGGCATGTCTGTCATTTCTTAAACCCCTTATATCGATTCATTATTGATTCACTAAACAAGGAAATTGTATCGCGTTGCATGGTCATATTCAAGGATTTACGGATCTCAGGGTTAACAAAGGTCCAGCATTCCCCTGTCTTCCTGATCCAGCACACCCATTGTATATGCGCCTCGTCTCCGCACTCAATCAGAAACTCCGCATCCGCTAGACCCAGCGGTGTCATCACTTCGATCGTCGGGCTCAACCGTTTCACTATCCTGTTCTGCACCCTTTACCGCCTTCTTCTCTACCTTGCATGTGAGCTTCTCTATCTTTTTGTTGAGCCGGCCAACAGTTGATGCCAGTCGGTTGTTCTCCTTCTTGATCACCCTGTTCTGCTCCTCGACACTCTCCACCTTGTCTCGATACATCTCCAACTTGATCATGTCTGCCCGCATGTGGGCCAGCATCACCCTTTGCTTCGTTGCCCTGTCCAGAAGTTGCTCGCGGGTCTCTGTGTTTACATATGGGGGCTGGATACTCATTGGACTGCCCCTTCCTGTAATGTCTCTTCAATCACAGTCAGCATGCGCTCATGCGCCCTAGCCTCGGCCTCTCTCACCGCAGAGTATGCCACCAGTGCTTCTCTGGCACGGCCATAGGCTAAATCCACACATGCGTTCAAAACATCCATGCGCTCTCTAGTCCCCTCAAAAAGGTCAGGGTTGTATTGGCCCCACTTGGTTGCCTCTGACACCAGACCCATCCAATCCTTGGCGCATTCAATAACGTGCTCTCTCGTTGTCATATCAATCATCCTCATTAGGTTCATTATCAATTGTGATCGGCTGCCTATGTGCCGCGTTCTTGGCCGCAAGCAATGCCTGCTTAACCAATTCTCTCTGCTCTGGGTCCAGTGTGCTGGCATCGATCGATATTGCCTTGACCTCCAGAGGATCTCCATTCACCCCAGAGATCTCGGTGTGCTTGACCTCTCGGTACTCTGTGGCAAACCTACTCTTTAGGGCGAAGATCAGCAATGCTGCCGGGGTATCCCCCTCACCAAGGATTGCTGACTGTAACACCTCTTCAAACCAGACCTGCGCTCCGAGCTTCGCCATTTTAAGGGCTTCAGAAAAGTCTGGGAATTGCCTCTCCCACTGAATCAAGGTCTCATGAGTGATACCAAGGGTCAGGGCGATCTTAGCCCTACTGGCACCAGTGATGCCGAGATCTATAACCTTGTCGAGCATCCAATCAGGTTGGTACTTGGTTGGTCTGCCGAATATATACTTTGGTCGTACGACTTTAGGCGTAATGCCTATCTTCTCTTCGAAGGGGATGATATCACCCTTGGGTTTCTTCGCCATTATGCTGTTTCCCTTAACAATTCAAATTCTTTGTGTTGCGTCTCTGGTGTCCAGTCCGTTCCAATGCCTTGATCTGCGGCCTCTGGTTCGGGTTCCTGCAACTGGCATTCTGCCACATGGTCCTGATATCGAGAGACCCAAAACCGATGATCTCGGCCTTGCTGTCGCGCTATGACCTGACTGACCCTAGAGCTGGATATACCGAACTCTGCGGCCACATCTTTAAGTGTCCTGCCCTTTACCGACACCTCATATAACATTTTACGATCCCGATCGGTGTCACGCACACTTGGTGCCGCTTTGTATTGGATGGCCTTAATCCACGCAGCATTTAGCCGGGCTGTTTCTTCCTTAATTTCATCGCGAGGTGCGCCCCTTAAATGGAAATATGCGGCAGAATTCCACTGATCCGATTGCCTATCTTTCCGATACTTCTCATATCGAGCCGCCGCCATCACCTCCCGCTTCAGCTCTATCTGCCGCTCCAATCGCCATAAGATGCAGTCCTCATGGGTTTCGGCTATCTTGGCAGTCTCAGTTCGTACCCACTGCTCATTCTTAGGTGTGGCCTTCAATGGCGGTTCAGCAGAGAAATACACGCCATCGCACCACACCCCAGTGATAAAAGTTTTTGCTGGGTTGAGTTCCAGTTTGGTGTAAATCACTTCAGACATGACGCATATTACTCCATAACCATTGATATTGCTATCGTTTTTGTATTTCCGTATTTGATTTGTAAACCTAGCACAAACTTAAAAAAAGATCAAATTTGTTGTTGACATGCCCATTGGGCATGCTATGGTGTTGTTAATGCAAACAACGAATTAAACGGAGATACCAGATGACAAACTTCACAAACTTCACCACCCGCCGCAACGGTTCTGATTTCGATCTTTACGCTAATGGTTTTTGTTTTGGCCGCCTTGCTGATTGCGAAACCGCTCACGTTTTTATCTGCGACGATGAGCGTCTCGACCAGCATGTTCAGTTCCGCATTGAACCCGACTTTTCGATCCGTGAAATACTTTCGGCAATTCGCGCTGGTTACAAAAATTATCTGGCCGATCTCGAAGACGATGCGCTGTTAGGGCGCGATTGATCCAACGGGGGCTTCGGCCCCCTTTTTATATCGCCACGAGTCAAACTTGATACGCAGCTCCGCCATATTATTTAATTCAGTTGCAGGCACCCAATACGCTGGTCGGTTATTGTTCCACTTGTCAGCCCAGAACCGTTTGTCCTTGCCGGCCTTGCCAGTCATCCACCCCACCAGATAGACCTTGGGCAGATCATAGGTCAGTGCAAGCACATAAG